AGACTATTTACTGTGCGAGTAGTCTCAATAATCCTAAATTGATAATCAGTATATGCAGCACCGCTATCGCGCATACGAAAATCTGCTGGTGGATTACTAAATGTCACCATATCGCCAATCTCAAGATACCAAACAGTTGGGTCTAGCAATTCGCATTCTGCCGTTACTCTCTGAACATTATATAATCTAGCAAGATTGACTGGACCTTCTACTTCATTTACCCAATCTAAATTAACATTAACTACATTGTCATTATCACCAAATCCATATTGAGTCTTAGTTGCAGAATAAGTTGTACTTGAACCACTTAAATATGTGCCTTTAGCAGGATGCTTATCATATCTGTAATTTATCTTCCACATTACCTGACTTAGCGGTATTGTGCCAAAATTAGCATTTCTATACATAGACTGTGTTAAATCTTGGTCAATTGATTTACTTGTAGCATCTTCAATTAAATAATGTATCTTGCCGTCAATTGGCCTATAGTAACTTATAAATCCTGCTTCTTGTTGCAATTTTACTAAAGCATTTTGCACAGTCATGTTTTCGTCATCTATGGTACATCTTACGCTATCAGAAAAGTTGGCACGTATTGAACTTTCTGATGTACTATCTATATAACTTGTACCAGGTCCAAAGTTGCGTAAGATGTTATAATGAACTTCTGTTGGTGTAAAATTATTTGCTCCAATACTTGTATAGCCTGATTCTATTGTATCAGCATCTGTGCCAAGATATAATACTGGTGGCAATTCTTGATCTCGTGCCTTGCCATTAGCAGTATCAATTGGTATGTAGGTAGTAAACTCAATGTACATCTCAGCAATCTGTAATGTAGCACTACCAGTGCCTACTTCTTGATAATATCCATATATTATGCCGTTTAGATTTACTCCAGCAGCATTATTATTCCATTCAGTAGTAATATCTTTTTTAGAGTCTACATACGAACCTGATATATTACCAATTACTGGACTCCAATCATTTCCACCAGTAATTGCTTCATTTAATATAGTAGTTCCATCCCCAGCTTTAATCCATACTTCAACTCCACCTGGAACGTCACTTCTTGCTCTTATAACTGCACGTACAGATTTTATAGTACCATTAAGCGTTCCACTCATTTCACCAAAAACGCCAACTGGATCATCTCCGCCTTGCACGGCAGTAACTTGAACAATTGTATTGTTGTCATTGTCAATTGCGTTAGCAATTAATCCAGTGTCATCTATAGTAGTTGGTATGTCTGACGAAGATGCGTCTGTATTTGGAAATAATCTTACTGTTTGACGAAAATATGATTTATTTGTATCCGGATCGTCATCATTAGACACAGTGACGTTGTTGGTGTTAAATTTTGTTGTTGAACCAGTGCCAGCTTGTTGTATAGGTACAAACTTGTCAATACCATCAACATATATATGCGGTCTACCGCCTTTATCTGTTAAGCCTTCACTATAGAATAAACTATCTCTATCATGTGCGACAAACTTAACTGGTCTTAGTTGTTTGCTTAAGCATGCTCCTGATGTTGACTCATTAGAACTATTTGCCGTATATGCACCATAGCTTAATGATTTAAACATCTTATCACCCGGCATATTATATCCAGCTTCAGATGTGACAAATTCTTGCAATACTGTCTTTGTGCGCCATGCAGCATCATCTTCACAACTTACAGTTATTTCTCGTTCTGTAAGTTTTGTAATACCTATGATACGACCAACAAATACTTTTAAGCATTGACCGATGGAAGATGTCGTACCATCTGTACCAAAATATATTGTGACTACTTTATTGGTGCGCTCGCCAAATGTAACATCATATCCTGCGTTAGCAATACGCAATGATATTGTGCTTATTCTGCTTGTTCTATTACGTAGGTCTATGCTAGATGTTATGGCCGGCGTAGCAAGTAACCTGCCATCGTAGGCCTGAGAATCTACTGTTACGTCTCTAGTGCTAAGATATATAGTTGAACTACCACCAATCTGCACCAATGGGAATATATCGTTGTTGCGTTTAAGAGAGTTTGAAAAGTTTGCATGAAAAGATAATGCCATAATCTATGCGAGAGCTTCACGCCTTAGTTCTTCTTTTATAGCAGGAAGTACCTTGGTCCTAACGTGATCTTCATCACCAACCATATCGCCTGCAATGTTAATCGTAACGCCACCACTAGGTTGGCCAGTATTATTCATTTGTGCTAGGTTTTGCAGACCAATACTATTAACTGCACTACGTTGCATCACAAACTCACCTGCTTGCGCCATGATTGGTACATTGTCTTGTCCTTGGACCATACCGCCAGTAGCAAAGCGTTGTACTCCATTGCTTTTAATTAGTCCACCAGTATGAGCAAAAAGACTAGCAAATGCGCTAATTGCAGAACCACCTGCTGCCGTTCCGGGTGTTAGAGATAATACTGTACCAAGAGTCTTTAATAATATTGCAAATTTCTTTTCAGCAGACAAACCTTCTTGACTTAATGCGCGTAGGTTATTGCCAACTTGGTTAAAGGCGCTACCAAGTTGTTGTGCTGACATTGCCATGTCTTTGTTAAGCATGATATTTGTTTTTTGAATCTCAAAGCCTTTTTGTATAATATTGATAAACTCATTTTCACCTTCTTTCAAATCTCTCACGCTAAATAA